AAATAATATGATATAATAGATATATGACAAAAGAACAAGCAATAAATGTATTAATACAAGCTGTTGGTATTGCCCAGCAAAAAGGTGCATATACATTACAAGATGCAAAGAGTATAATTATAGCGGTAGATATATTAAGTAAAAAAGAAAATGAAAGCGAAGATAACAACGGGAACAGCTAAAGGCAAAACGTGGAAAGCTGAGATAATCAAAGACGGCAAAAAAGTAAAAACCATCCAAGGTGGGCAAAAAGGAACTAAACTTGGAGGAGAAAGAACTAAAGCATTTTTGGCAAGACACGGCAATGAAACAGTAAAACAATATATAAACGATTTACGCTGGAAAGGCAAAGCAAAGATAGGCACAACAGTAACAATTCCAAAGGGTAAAAAGGCATAAAAGTATTAGATAAAACTAGTACTTTTTTGTTATTTATGCTATAATATATTATATGGAAAATGAACAAATAAAATCAGCAAATACAGAGGTAAAGCAGAGACCAGCTCATTTATTTAAACCAGGTCAGTCAGGCAACCCAAAAGGAAAACCAAAAGGGGCAAGACACTTTTCAACTTTAATAAAAGAAGCTATACAAAAGGTAGCAGATGGTGAAGACGAACCAGCAGACAGACTTATAGTTAAACAGTTAGTAGATAAGGCAAAACAAGGAGATTTACAAGCTATCGATAGAGTTCTTGACCGAGTAGACGGTAAAGCAGAACAAACTATTAATCTTGACGCAGAAGTAACAACGAACGATGGACTAACCCAAGAAGAAAAACAAGCATTATTAAACTTATTGCAATAATGATAAACAAACAAGCATTATCGAAAATGATAGAAGGCTCACAGTCTGAAAGAAAATTTTTAGCAGAAAACTCTTTTGGGCTGTTTTGTGTATACTATTTTCGTCAATACTTTAAATATGCTTTGGCAAGTTATCATTATGATTTTTTTCAAGATTGTCACGATTTAACTGATAACAAAATACGTGAAGTTGCATGGATAGCATTCCGTGAAAGTGGTAAAACATCCATAGCAAAGCTTTTTGTTATATGGCTTATTGCTACTGGTAAACGTAAATATATAAACGTAGACTCATTTGACAAAGAAAATGCCGAGCGTATATTATTTGACGTTGCTTTTGAAATGACCAATAATAAGATGTTACAAGCAGATTTTGGGGTATTATTCTCAAAAGAACGTAGTATAAATGATATTAAACAAAATCGCATAAATAACTTCGTATGTCAAAACGGAACTCGTGTAGAAGCTCATAGCACACAAGAGTCAGTGCGTGGACGCTTACACTTAAACCAAAGACCAGACTGTCTTATTTTAGATGATATTGAAACAAATAAAACAAAGGACTCACAAGCATATACAAAACAAGTACAAGACCATCTAACAGAAGCTATGGCTGGTATGTCCCCAGACGGGTTTATGTTGTACTTAGGAAACTATATTACAGAGTATGGTAACATTGCATACCTATTTGAAAGAGCCAAAAATGACCAAGGAATACGTGTTAGGAACATTCCCATAGTAATAGACGGAAAGCCTGCTTGGGTGGCAAAATACGCCCTTACCGACGATGAAGCAAAAGAAACAGGAAAAGTATCAATTGAAGATAAACAACGTCAATTAGGTTCTCACGTATTCTCTTATGAAATGATGAACCAACCCATAGATGATACACTCGCTGAATTTAAAAAAGAATTTGAGCAAAAAGCAAACGAAGATGAGATGAAACATCTTACTTTTAATACGTTTGTAACAATAGACACGGCAGTATCACAAAAAAACATAGCTGACTTTACTGGAATTACAATAAACAGAGTTTCAAAAGAAAATAAATGGTACGTAACAGCGTATAAACTAAAAGTAAACCCTATGGAACTTATAGACCATATTTTTTATATTTGGGATACATACAAACCACAGTCTATTGCTATTGAAAAAACAGTGTATCTTTTAGCAATAAAACCTTTTCTTGATGAGGAAATGCGTAAACGTAATATATTTATAATAATCAAAGAGTTAGACCATAAACAAACAGCAAAAGAAACAAGAATTAGAGGCTTAATACCACGCTGGGAGAGTAAATCTATATTTTTAGTAGGAAATTGTGATGATTTGTTACAGGAAATGCGAGTATTCCCACGTGGAAGACATGATGACGTACTCGATGCACTAGCTTATCAAGAGCAAATAGCATATAAACCAAACGATTATAGCGACTATGATACTATTTTTGAAGAAGATACCCCACTTTACGGAGATATTGGACTATAAAACGTGCATTGTTAATAAAAATATGCTATAATTATACAATAATTGACTGGGGAGCCAATTAAACCAATGATAAACTATCAAACAAGACAAGAAATAATCGCACAAGCTCTCAATGAAATACGTTTTGCACGTGATTTTAAACAAGGCAAGATAAAAAACTGGCAAGTAAATGAGAATTTGTACTACGGACGCAAACCAAAATCTATAGACTCAAGAGCAAACGTAGACTTAGGACAAATGTCATCTTTTGTACACACTTTACTTTCTAAAATAGATAACCCTTTAACTTTTAAAATACTAAAAAGAAAAGAGTCACAATCTAAACGTGTAGCCCAACTAAACAGGCTACGAGCGGTTGATGGAGATAAAGATAACTGGGACATTAAAGATATTGCAGGAAAAAAACAAGCTCTTATTTACGGACGTGCAATATATTCATACTATGCAGACAGTTACGACGGCTATTGTCCTCACCTTGAAAACGTAGATGTGTATGACTTCTTAATTGACCCATCAGCTGGCGGTATAGACATTGAAAAAGCTATGTATATGGGACGTTATGGCGTAGTAAAAGAAAAATGGGAACTTGAAAAAGGAATAAAAGATAAAATATACTTACGTACAGAAACAACTAATCTTATAGAGGGTAATGGAAATGCTACAGAGTCAAACCAAGAGCAAACAAACAAACAAAACCGAACATACGACCAAAAAGTATGGAACTCTCAAAAAGAAATAGAGAACCCCGATAAATATATATTTTGGCAATGGTATACAACATACAAAGGCACAAGATATTATTTATTACTTAATGAGAAAGGTGGTACAGCAATAAGAGTTGAACCTTTAAAAGATATATTCGCATCTAATTTGTTTCCGTTCTGGACTTGGGCAGCGTTCCCAGACTTAACAGAGTTTTGGACACCATCGTATTGTGATTATGTTAGAGAAATCTTTATGGCACAAGCGGTATCAGTTAATCAAATGCTGGACAACGCCGAACAGATTAACAAACCAATGAAAGTAGTTAATGTTGGTGCAATAGAAAACCTTGCAGAGCTTAAATACCGAAGAGAGGGACACATAAAAGTAAAAGGAGATTTTGACGCAAATAAAGCCGTACAAGTTTTGCAAACACCATCTATCAATACACCAATCCAAGTATTCCAAATGCTTGAGGGTATACAAGAGAAATCGTCAGGAGTTACAGCAGGTGCAAAAGGAGTATCAGATGAGGACAAAGTTGGTATTTACGAGGGCAACCAAGCAAACGCAGCAGACAGATTTGGTTTCCTAAATAAATCATATTCATTCGGTACTAAAGCATTTGCTAAACTATGGCTTGAGGGAGTTAAAGAACATTTGATTAAAAAAGTAGCAATAGATATTCTTGGGCCGGATGGACTAGAAATACAAGAAATATCAAGACGTGATTTGTTTAGAAAAAATGATGATTATGGTGTAATGGTTGAAGCAAGTAATGCAGATACCGCAATGTCAGAAGTTTCAAAACGTACAAAACTACAATTCTTGCAATTACAACAAGCTAACCCAGTACAAAACAACCAAAAGGCGTACGAATTACAAGCACAAATCGCAGGATTTGAAGAAGAAACAATAAGAGAACTTATGGATAAATCAGAATTTGGAGATGCAGGACTAATGGGAGAAGCTGACAGAGATATAGAGTCAATCCTTGATGGAAAGAATACACCAGTTAATCAAGCGGCAACAACAGCATACAAACAGCGTTTCGTAGACTTTATGACAGATAATCAAGAAAACATAACAGCTGAACAATTTGCTAGACTTGTTGTTTACATTGAACAGCTACAGCCAGTAATCCAACGGAATATGATACGCCACGCAAATGACATGCTAATGAAACAACAATTAGAAATGGCAATGCAAGGAGGTATGCAAGGGCAAGGTGGACAACCACAGCCAACTGGAGGCAACCAACCAGTACAAAAAATGGAAGATATTACAAAGGTAACAGGGGAGACCCAAGTATAATATGATTACATACAAAATAAAAGAAAGTGCGGAAGATATTAAAGAAGCTATTATTGAAAAGACAGGACACTCTACAACATTTTCAATGCTAGACGCAGAAGCTGTTGTAAAATATAATCAAAAAAACCTTTCAGAAATATTAGCTAAAACAAACGTAGAAAAGGCTAAAATGGAAAACATTGAACACTTCCACCCGTTTGTAAAAGACTTAACAGATGAACAACTTATGACCGCTTATTTATACTTTGATGCAAAAAACTTTGTAGACAAAGCACAAGCTAAAATAGATGAGTTTACAAAACAAGCTGTAGAATGGGAAGCAGAAATGATTGAAATTAAAAAACAAATTCCTGAAATTGCATTACTAGATAATGAAAAACAAGATGGGGAAAACACTGAAACAGAAAGCAAAGGAGAGTAACGACCCAGCTATCGAAGAAATGCTAGAAGAATTAGACACTTTTACATCACTTGAAATCCTGGCAAACTCTGATGGTGGGAAAATACTCACAAAAGCACTCACAAAAGATATTATCGCAACAATGGAAACATTAGCGGTAAAATACCCAGAACTAACTATTCAACAATTTATAGCATACAGTGCAAAGGTTAAAGAAAAGTTAGATATACTACGCACATTAACAAGAGCAAATAAACAAAAGCAAATAATCTCTGAAGAAATTGAAAAACTTTTGGAAGAGAACCTACAAGATTAATTGTAGGGTGCTTACCTGTACTGTATTAGTAATTCCCCAGTCGCTTATCGGTACAGGTAAATACTCTATAATTGACTTTTAACGTCAAAAGGAGTATACTTATATTATTGGGGAGCAGAGATGCTCAAAATCTATTTACGCTTAGACAGCGGTTAAAAAATCTCATAGTGCCACTATGTAAAAAGGTTATAAATATGGACGAAGAAATCCAAACTACGCAAGCGGAGGCGGTAACAGAAGCAACAGAGACACCTGTACAAACCATTGGTGAAGTAATCCAACAAGAGGCTAAAAAGCCAGAGACTGTGGGATTAGATAAATTCCTTGAAATAAAAAAGGAAAACAAAGAACTTAAAAATCAGCTCAATGACCTTGCTAAACGCATTGAGTCAGGCGACAACAAGCAAGATGTAGCCGAAGATATTCAAGCTCTAGCCGATGAACACGATATAGACTCAAATTTTCTTAACAAACTTGTTAAAAGCATTGAGTCAAAAGCTGAAAAGAACTTAGAAGAACGTATCTCTCAAAAACTAGCTCCTTTAACCGAAAAAGACAAAGAAGAAAAGATTGAAAAAGCGTTTTCTAAAGCTTATGAAGCAACAATCAGTGAAATGCCCGAATATGAAAATCTAGTTAATAGAGAAGTAATCAAAGTATTATCACTTGACCCAAAAAATGCAAACAAAACATTTGCACAATTGATAGAAGAAACATATGGTAAAGCAATTACTGGCAAGCGTACCATTGAAACAACAAAGCCAGGCGGTGGAAAGGAACCGACAGAGATAGACTTCGATAAAGCCTTGAAAGATACTGAATACTTTAAAGAAATAATGAGTAATCCAACTCTAAAAAAGAAGTATAACGATAGTATCTCATCAAGAGTATCAAGATACCTTTAATCTAATGACTGGGGATTATTAAAATAAAATTAAAAATAATCTATGTCACTTACAAATTTCCAAGAACATTTCGATAATACATACCAAGAAGTGTTTCAAAAAACATTAGTAGCAAAAGAAGTAATGAACACTCGTTTTGAGGCAAAACTTAAATACGGTGAGTCTCTAGAGCGTTTCGCTTATGATATATCAGGCGTACAAGTTCGTACAGTTTCTCGTGGTTCAGCGTCAGTTATTGATGCTATCACAGATACATCAGAACTTTTGACTGTAAACATTGAAAAAGAGTCTGCGTTCTTTATCTCAGACGGTGAAGTTACACAAGCTGGTCCTCTAAACCCAGGTGAAAAAATTGGTGCGCAAATCGGTCAAAAAATCTCTGTTGACCTTGACGCACGTTGTTTCGCTGAAGTTCGTAACGCTTTGTACGATTTCGACAATGGCGACCTTACAACTCTAGCTTCTACAGGTACACCAATCACATTGAGTAGTACTACAGTTCCACAAATGACATCTCGTATGGCTGCTAAACTACGTCGTTTTAACAACCAAAATACAGATACAAATATGGCTCTTGTTGTTGACGCATACGCTGCTTCTGATATTGCTCAATTCCTTATCAGTAAAAACATCGATATGGCTGGTTACGTATTCAAAAATGGTTTCCAAGGTACAGTTGATGGTGCATCTCTATACGTTTCAGAAAACCTAACAGGTGAGACAACTCTTACAGGTACTGGTACATTCTCAAACGGAGAAACTATCACAATCAATGGTGTTGTATTTACAGCTGTATCATCAATCGGCACAACTGCTGGTAACTTCCTTATTGGTGCAAACCTTGCTGCTTCATTAACAAACCTTGCTGGTCTTATCAACAACCCAACAGTAACAAGTTCTACACAAGTTGCTCTTACAGGTTCAGCACTAGATACAGTAAACACAAAATGGACAGCTACAGCTACAGCTACAACTGTAAACATCGTTATGATTGGTTCAGGACGTCCACTAGTTGCTGAAACAGCTGCTAATGCTTCATTTGGTAATACAATGATACACGCTTACTTCGGTAAAAAAGGTGCTATTGACCTTGTTATTCAAGACCTTAAAAAGGTTGACATGCGTCCAACAGCAGACCGCCGTGGTACAAACGTATTCTCTTCATACCTTGCTGGTATCAAGACCTTTGCAGACGGTGCAAAGAAATTCTTGGATGTACTTATTGCAGCTTAGACTACAATTATGCTCCTACTTTGTCCCTTTACGGGGGCAAAGATAGCAGAATAATTATTATTAAAAAATAACGTATGGCATATCAAAAATACACAGCAACAGAAATTATCGAACTATTCGAGTTACAAGTAAACGATGTAACAGAACTTGCAACAGCAGAAGAACTTAAAATACTTAATAGAGTATATTTGAGGGTATGCTCTTTACGTCCGTGGGAGTTTCTTAAAAACACCGCTAGTGGTTCAATATCGCAAGACTCTGTCGGGTATTACATAGATATTCCTGATGGCTTTTATTCTTTTACAGAAAATGCTAACTACACAAACAACACAATGGAGTATCAAGGAAATGCTAATCCAAAAGTTATATTTGTTGGCACTACGTACGAAGCATATCAAATTGTAAACTTCTCTGACCGCAGACAATACTTAAATAAAACAAACTATGCTTATCTTGATATGGCGAGTAATAAAATAAGATTTACCACGACACCTGTTGCTATGACATACGAGTTTGACTTCTATAAACTTCCTGATAAACTTACCGCAAATGATTACCCAGTATTCCCTGGCAACTTCCACGAATTCCTTGCTTATGGTATGGCAGTAGAAAATGACATACTACAACTATCAGAAAAAGCTCGTTCATACAGACCAGAAAATGAAAAACTCTTTAAAGAAGAAATAACAAATATGGCTTACTGGAATAGCTTACAATACCAAAACTAACTATGGCAAACAGTGAAATCAATTTATTTAAAAGTGGCGTGCATAATCTTTTAAATGCTGAAATAATTCCAAAAGACGCTTCACAAGATGCACAAAACTGGTACACACAAGACGGAGTAATTAAACTAATACCTGGTAAGGCTCCTGTTGGTTCTGCTGGGTCTGTTGGTTTTATAACTGGCGAGATATTTGGTTATAAAGTCGATGGTAGCACTGTACACTGGCGTAAAGCTGGTACAAAAATACAATACTTTGATGGTACAACTTGGCAAGACACAATAACAGGATTAACTGCTGACGCTGACTATACTTTTACTAACTATTCTTCATTGGCTGGTACTTTTACTTTTGCTTTTGGTGTAGATGGTATCTATAAAATGCACAATGCAAATCCAGCAAGTTATAACTCAATGTACAACGCTTCTATAAACTTTAAAGGTTTTGCTTTTATTGATAGAGGACGCACAATACTTTGGAACAGAACAGAAGACAAAACAGGTCTTTACGGTTCGTATGTAGACAACCAGCGTGCTGTATCAGGTAGTACAGGTGTTTATACATCGGTCACAGGAGAGGCCACAAGCTCTCTCACGGGTACTTTAGCGTTCAAAACGGGTAATCCTACACGCAACTGTTTTAACGTGCAAATAACGCTTACAGGTTCAGGGGAAGTGTACACAGATAATTACGATGGAACTCTTACTGGCTCGCTTGGAGGCACTGGAACTATAAACTATATAACTGGAGCTTATACACTTTCAAATAGTGGTGTCGGCACTGCTTCATACCAATGGGAAGACTCTAACATACGTGGTATTACAGACTTTAGAAAATCAAATCCACGTGTTGCTGGCGAAGGCTTCCAATTCCCACAAGATGAGGGCGGAGACCCAATAATGAGCGTACTTGTTGGACAAGATGGTGCATACTATTCAATTAAAAAATCATCTGCGTATAGATTATACTTAGAAGCAGACGACACAAACGCAACAAACGAGGTATACAGAAAAGAACTTGGATTATCTTCATTGCGTGGTGCTATTTCGACAGGTAAAGGTATTGTATTTATGAATACAGCAAATCCTGAAAAGCCTGAAATGACAATTCTACAAAAAAACATTACAGGAGACAACATTGAGCCAGTAGTATTATTCCCACACTTCAAGTTTGCCATAGTTAGTTTTGGTATTGTAAGCTATTCCAGTAAGCCATATTTGTTATTTCTTCTTTAAAGAGTTTTTCATTTT